TTTCGGTAAAGGTAAGCACTGGGTGAATGGAGTAAATGATATTCTTTCTGATATCAAATGTCAGAAGATACATCTAGTAATTGGCAATCACGACCCAACTATGCAATCTGAAAATCTTAAGAAGGCAAAGTTCAAGAGTGTTTGTAATTATCTTGAAATGAATATAAAGAACGAACCGGGTTGGGTTCAGAACTTTTATGTTGAAAGGATATGCCTTTCACATTATCCTCTTCGTTCTTGGAATTCAAAAACACCAGTACACCTTCATGGCCACTCTCATGGCAAACATGGATTCATGACCAGTTCAAATAGAGGTTATCTAAGTTTTGATGTAGGAGTAGACTCTGAAGGTCTTAATTATGCACCAATATCTCTAAAAGATATTATACAGACAACCTGCAATCAATACAAACAAATCAGTACCACTTGACTTTCTGGAGTCTTGTGATAAAATATACCTATGGACTACAGTAACTTGTCTAACGAGGAACTTCTTGCATTAAAGAAGAACCTTGAATACGAAATATCAAAATACTCAAACTTTCAGTTGGTAAGAAAGATTCAGTTGAACTCGGCATATGGTGCGATTGGTAATGAATACTTTCGCTACTTTAGCACGGATATTGCAGAGGCAATTACTCTTTCTGGTCAACTTTCGATTCAGTATATTGCAAACTCAATCAATCGATTATTGAACCAGACTCTTGGTACAACAGACGAAGATTATATTGTTGCATCAGATACAGATTCCATGTATATCTGTTTGGATAAATTGGTATCCAAAGTTATTCCGAATGAGAAAGATCCTACAAAGATTAGCAAGTATCTTGATAAGGCATGTGAGTCTATAATTCAACCATTCATTGACAAGGAGTTCAACAAACTTCGTGACACCATGAATGCATATGAAAACAAGATGGTAATGGGTCGTGAAGTCATTGCGGAGAAGGGTATTTGGACTGCAAAGAAGCGATACATCTTGAACATGTGGAACAAGGAAGGTGTTCAGTACAAGGAACCTAAGTTGAAGATCATGGGTATCGAAACAACACGGAGTTCTACACCAGAGGCAGTTCGTAAGGATCTAGAGTCTTCAATTAAGATAATCATGAGCAAAGACGAAGACGCCTTAATTGATTTCATTGAAGATGTTCGTCAAAAGTTTATGAAGTATCGCCCGGAGGATGTTGCGTTTCCTAGAAGCGCAAATGGTCTTGGTGAATATGCCGACAATCAACAGATTTATCGTAAGTCAACACCAATTCAAGTCAAAGGTGCTTTGATTTACAATCATTATATTAAGAAGTACAAGTTGGATAAGAAGTACAAGCAGATTACAGACGGCGATAAAATCAAGTTTGTTTATCTGAAGAAACCCCCTCCACTTGGTGGTGTTCGTGGTCAAGACCACGTGGTTTCATTTATCAATGACATTCCAAAAGAGTTTGAGCTTGATCACTACATAGACTATGATATGCAGTTCGATAAGGCATTCATGGAACCACTTCGTTCCATTCTTACTGCAATCAATTGGAAAGCAGAACGAGTTAGTACGCTAGAATCATTATTTGGATAAGGAGATTTATGAGCGATTTTTTAAATGGTATTGTTAAGGAGTCTGGAAACAAGTATGCATCATTGGTAAACGATGGACTTCCGACAAGTGATGTCGGTGTTCTCATTGATACTGGATGTCATATTCTGAATGCTCTTGTTTCTGGTGATGTATATGGTGGCATTCCTGATAACAAGATTATGGCACTTGCAGGAGAACAGGCAACTGGTAAGACCTATATTACTATGGGTATTGTTTCTAAGTTCCTGAAGGATCATCCAGAAGCAGTTGTGCTGTATTTTGATTCAGAGCAAGCAGTTACTACTGAGATGTTCAAGAATCGTGGAGTTGATCCAAAGCGTGTAGCAGTTTTTCCTGTCATGACAATCGAAGAGTTTCGCAAGCAGATTGTTACAATCGTTGACAAGTATCTTGAGATGCCAGAGAACAAGAGAAAGAAGATGATGATTGTTCTTGACTCGCTGGGCATGTTGTCAACCTCAAAAGAAATCAACGACACTGCCGAAGGCAAGGAAGTTCGTGACATGACCAGAGCACAAGTTATCAAGTCAACTTTCCGTGTATTGACTGTTAAACTTGGCATTGCCCATATTCCCATGATCATTACCAATCATACTTATGATGTCGTCGGGGCATATGTACCAATGAAAGAGATGGGTGGTGGTAGTGGTCTTAAGTATGCAGCATCTATTGTTGTTTATCTTTCAAAGAAGAAGGACAAGGATGCCTCTGGTGAAGTTGTTGGTAATATTATTCATTGCAAGCAACACAAAGGTCGCCTAACAAAAGAAAACAAGGTCGTTGATGTTCGTCTTAACTATGAAACAGGTTTAGATCCTTATTATGGTTTGGTTGACTTAGCAGTAGATCATGGTATACTCTCAAAGACAAGTGGTAGAATCGAACTACCAGACGGTTCAAAGGTGTTTGAAAAGAACATCTACGAAAATCCTGAGAAGTATTTCACCAAGGAACTAATGGATAAGATCAATGAAGCAGCTGCATCAGAATTCAAGTATGGATCAACTGAAGCAGTAGTAGAGGAAGAAAATGAATAATATTGAGCAAGTAATCCTACATAATATAATTAAAGACGAAAACTTTGCAAGAAAGGTTTCTCCATTCTTACTGAAGGAGTATTTTCATAATTTCTCTGAGAAGTTTGTCTTTGAAACTATTAGGGATTACTTTTTCAAGTACAACAGCCTCCCCACCAAGGAGGCGTTGTTCATCATTCTTGACAAGGAAAAGAATCTAACCGAAGTACAAGTTAAGGACATTTCCGATGTTGTGGAGTCAATCACTTCTGATGCTGACATGGTTGATCTAGACTGGTTGACGAAAGAAACTGAAGAGTTCTGTCGTAAGAAGGCAATCTACAACGCCATAATGGAATCCATTAATATTATTGATGGTAAATCTTCCAGAGGTGATGGTGAGATTCCTGATATTCTAAGCAAGGCACTTGCAGTATCTTTTGACCCCAACATCGGACACGATTATATTGAAGACGCAGACAAACGATATGACTTCTACCACAAGGAAGAGAAGAAGATTCCGTTTGATCTGGAGTTCTTCAACTCCATCACCAGAGATGGTGTAACTGCCAAGACTCTTAATGTCGTCATGGCAGGAACTGGAGTTGGTAAGTCTCTATTCCTTTGTCACCATGCAGCACACTGTCTCAAGAGTAGCATGAATGTTCTCTACATCACTTGTGAGATGGCAGAAGAACGAATCGCAGAAAGAATCGATGCGAACCTTCTTGATACAAACATTGACGATCTTAAATCATTGCCAAAGATCGTTTATGAAAAGAAACTTGAGGCAGTTGCTGCTGGTGTGACTGGTAAACTTATCATCAAGGAATATCCAACTGCTACCGCGAATGCCAATCATTTTAGGTTCCTTCTAGATGAACTAAAATTAAAGAAGAAGTTTGTCCCTGATGTGATCTTTATTGATTAAAAGAACATCTGTGCATCTTCTAGACACAAAGGCTCAAAGAATGTTAACTCTTATGAGTATGTAAAATCTATTGCGGAAGAACTCCGTGGATTGGCAATTGAATACAATGTTCCTCTCTTTACCGCCACACAAACAAATCGTGAAGGTTATGGTAACACAGATGTTGATCTAGAAAACACATCAGAGTCTTTTGGACTTCCTGCAACATCGGATCTAATGTTTGCTCTGATTGCTACTGAAGAACTTGATGAAGTTAACCAGATCATGGTAAAGCAATTGAAGAATCGGTACAATGACAAAGCAAAGAACCGTAAGTTCATTGTTGGTGTCAATCGTGCAAAGATGAAAATGTACGATGTTTCCGCCGAAGATCAGGGATTTATTACTGATGCTGCTAAAAAGCAAAAGGACGAGGAACAAAACTTCTTCAATAAGACAAAACCAAGAAATCTTGTAAAGACCAGCGATTGGAAAGTCTAAATGATCCTCGTTCAAGTATCAAGTAAAGAACAAAAAGAATTGGTAAAGCAGATTATTGAAAAGCACCACTCCTATGTACCAACAAATTCTTCTGTGGGTCGTAGGATAGATTGGTTAATCTATGAAAGTGATGACTTCGGTAGTCAGCCAATTGGTATGATTGGTTTAGGATCTTCTGTATATCCCCCTCCCAAAGACATATTGATTAGGATGGGATTGTCTATGAAAGAATATAGATCAATATTTAATTGTGTCGCAAATAACTGGAGATTTTGTATGTCAAAATCTATCAAGAATGCTGGTACACAAATTTTAAGACAACTTAGAGAACTGGCTCCAATTGCATGGAAAGAAAAGTATGGAAACGATTTGAAGGTGTTAATTACTTTTGTTGCAGGCGGAAATACCGGAGCAGTTTATCGTGCAGATAATTGGGAAGTCATCGGAAAAACTGCCGGACTTCCAAAGCACAAATCATCATCAATGAAATGGGATAACTCCGAACAACTCAAAGAGAAGTTTGTAAAACCAACTGGAGAAAATCAGAAAATTATCTTATACAAAGATATACGAAGAAAAAAGGATAAAAAGAATCCTTTGTGATTAAAGTTTTGGATACATTACATGTCTACTTACATTGACAAAAAGTATATTGGTATGGTTTCTCCACTACTGAAGAGATTTAAGTGGAAGAAAGATAATCTTGCAAATTGTAGGTGTCCTATTTGTGGAGACTCTACTAAAAGAAAAACAGTTGCGAGAGGATTCTTTTACCAGAAGGGTAGTGATTTCTTTTACCGTTGTCACAACTGTGGATTTGGATCCAACCTTTATAACTTTTTAGAAAAGGTGTCTCCTTATCTTTGTAAGCAGTATGCTCTTGAGCGTTTCATTGCAGGGGAAGACGGAAAAGCAAATTACAAGAAACCAACTCAGCAAAAACTTTATCCATATGATTCTACTCCTATATTTGAGAAAAAAGTAGATCATTTTACCCCAGCCAAATCATCAAAAGAATGCATGGAGTTTTTAGAATCTAGAAAGATTCCTGAAGACAGATGGGACGATATGGGGTATACTGATAACTTCTCACTTTTTGCAAAGCAGTTTGATGAAACATATGATGCAAGAGAAGAACCACGCATCATTATACTGATTCGTGATGAGAACGGTGAGGTAGTTGGTGCTCAGGGTAGATGTATAACTTGTAAGAAAAACGCACCAAAGTATTTAACCATCAAGAAAGAAGACACACAGAAATTAATGTTTGGTATTGACAGAATTAAAAAGAATGAAACAATCTACATTGTAGAAGGTCCACTCGACAGCACATTTCTGAAAAATAGTGTTGCTTGTCTTGGGACAGGTTCATTCATTGACATATCAAAGATTTATCCAGAGGCAGTGTTTGTTCTTGACAATGAACCTAGAAATAAGGATACGGTTGAAATTCAAAAGAAGTTGATTGAGTCTGGACATAAAGTTTGTGTGTGGCCAGAATATTGTAAAGAGAAAGATATAAATGATATGGTTCTCAAGAATGGTATTGATTATGTTAACAATATACTTGAGAAAAATGTTTTTGAAGGACTGAAAGCACAATTGGTATTTACATCATGGAAACGAGTATAAAACAAAATAAAAGAATTAATGTATTGGATCATGGATTTGTGCAGTATGTTTCGCACATGGGTGACGATCTTACAGTGGTAAATGCTGCAAGAGTATCATTCAATAAGCATAGTGATTGGGAAATAGACGAAGAAGCAAAGAATCGTCTAGACTCCACTGGATCATTTTATTGGGAAGAAGATCTACTAAAGATTAGTGATAAAGACAAGAAGCTAATTAAGTATCTTGCACAACACAATCACTGGACGCCGTTCGCACATCCACAGATTACATTAAGAATCCGTGCTCCCATTTCAATACGCACACAGTTTTTTAAGCACAAACAAGGATTTGTTGAAAATGAAATATCACGCCGATATGTGGTTGATGAACCACAGATCTATAATCCACAATGGAGATCACGGCCGTCAAACGGCGCAAAACAGGGTTCTGAAGATTTTATAACGCATGAAGACACACTAGTAGTTTGTGATTCGTTTTATAAAACTATTGCAAGTGAGTCTTTGAAGGTATATAATAGACTAATTGAAAATGGAGTTGCACCAGAACAAGCACGATTCGTCCTACCACAAGGTACTTATACTGAGTGGTGGTGGACTGGTTCCTTGGCAGCGTATGCTAGAGTCTGTAAGCAGCGTCTTGATCCTCATGCACAGTGGGAAATTCGTGAATATGCTGCTGCCATAAAGGAAATGATTGCACCGTTGTTTCCAGTTTCATGGGAACAACTTACCTAAATACCTTATCAACCCATAGAGGAATCCAAAAAGGAGAAATATATGAATGAGATTAAGTTACCTACTCCATACCAGGAGTTTATACACCTTTCACGGTATTCGCGCTGGCTAGAACAAGAAAAGAGACGAGAAACATGGGCGGAAACAGTATCCCGTTACTTTGATTTCTTTGCAAACCATCTTAAGGAAAAGCATGGTTACAAACTATCGGCAGATTTGCGAAATGAACTTGAGAGCGCAGTTCTAAATCTTGAGATCATGCCATCTATGCGGGCATTAATGACCGCAGGAGAAGCACTTGCAAGAGACAATACCGCCGGGTACAATTGTTCATATGTTGCAGTCAATAAGGTTCGTGCCTTTGACGAAATCCTATATATTCTGATGTGCGGCACTGGTGTAGGTTTCAGCGTGGAGAGACAATATGTTGAAAAACTTCCTACAATATCTGAACACTTTACTCAAAGCGATACCGTCATTGTTGTCAAAGATTCTAAAGAAGGATGGGCTAAAGCGTACCGAGAATTGGTATCCCTTCTTATTGGTGGACAGATCCCGAAATGGGACTTATCAAAGATTCGTCCTGCTGGTGCGCGACTCAAGACTTTCGGAGGACGCGCTTCAGGCCCAAGACCTTTGGACGAACTGTTCCACTTCACAATCAACACTTTTAAGAAAGCTGCGGGACGAAAACTTACTTCCATCGAATGTCATGATATCATCTGCAAGATTGCTGAAATTGTCGTTGTCGGAGGAGTGCGTAGGTCAGCACTTATCTCTCTATCCAACCTCACGGATGAACGGATGCGTGACGCTAAAACTGGTCAGTGGTGGGTTGACAATCCGCAACGAGCTCTAGCAAATAACTCAGTTGCATATAAGGAGAAGCCCGAGATCGGCACTTTCATGGAAGAGTGGGTTTCTCTCTATAAGAGCAAGAGTGGAGAGCGTGGTATCTTCAATCGTGATGCTGCACAGAAGACTGTTGCCAAACTAGGTGATCGTAGAGATCATACCAAAGAGTTCGGAACAAATCCATGCTCAGAGATAATTCTACGAGACAAGGAGTTCTGCAATCTTTCAGAGGTAGTTGATCGTCCAAGCCCCAATCCAGAAACTCTGAAGCGTAAGGTGCAGCTGGCGACCATTCTAGGAACATGGCAAGCGTCTATGACTTACTTCCCATACCTTTCTAGTGATTGGAAGCACAACTGCGAAGAAGAGGCTCTTCTAGGTGTATCCCTTACTGGTATTCTAGACAATGCAATCATGCGTGGAAAAAATCCAAATCTTGAAGTACTACTAGAATCATTAAAGGCAGATTCTGTTGCTACTAATAAGGAATGGGCAAAGAAACTAGGAATAAATCCTGCCGCCTCTATTACTTGCGTAAAACCTTCAGGTACAGTTTCACAACTCGTTGATGCTGCATCTGGTATTCATGCTCGACACAACGAATACTTCATTCGCACTGTTCGTGCAGACATCAAGGATCCACTTTGTAAGTTTATGATCGATGCAGGATTCCCTGCTGAACCGTGTGTCATGCGTCCAGAGCATACTATGGTATTCTCCTTCCCCATGAAGGCAGAAGGTTCAGTCACTCGTAGCGACATGACTGCAATCGAACACCTAGAGCTCTGGTTGACCTACCAGAAGCACTGGTGCGAACACAAACCATCAATCACTGTTACCGTAAAGGAACATGAATGGATGGAAGTGGGTGCATGGGTTTACAAGCACTTTGATGAGGTGAGTGGTATTTCATTCCTACCACACTCTGATCACACATATCAGCAAGCACCTTATCAGGATTGCACCAAGCAAGAATACGAAGCACTTCTCAGCAAGATGCCAGTAGTTCAGTGGGGTGATCTAGTCAAGTACGAGAAGGAAGACAATACCGCCGGAACACAAACATATGCCTGCTCTGGTGATAAATGTGAACTTGTTGATTTGACTAAATAATTAGTGTAGGTTATCCGAACACACGACCCCCCGCAAGGGGGGTTTTGCGTTTATAAATATCTACATGGGAATAATCGCTGGCATTGACTATAGTTTGAATGGGCCTGCAATATGTGTAGCAAACACCGAGAAGGAGTTTTGCTTCAAGAATTGCACATTTTATTTCTTGACTGATGTTAAGAAGAATGCCACGGTGTTTTTGAATAACATATACGGAGAGAACTTCTCTGAATATGATCAGGACTGCGAAAGATATGACACTATTTCAGAATGGGTTATGCGAATTTGTATGGGTTGCGAGCAGGTTGCACTTGAAGGTTATGCTTATAATGCACAGGGTAGGGTTTTTCACATTGCTGAGAACACTGGCATTCTGAAATATAAGTTATGGCAAAACTCTATTCCATTAGAAATAGTTCAACCCTCACATGTAAAGAAGATGGCAACCGGAAAGGGAAATTCAGACAAAGAAGGAATGTATGAATCCTTTGTCAAGGAGACATTCATCTCATTGAAGGATATAATGACTCCAAATAGAACTGGAGTGGTTAATCCAGTATCTGATATAGTTGATGCTTTTTATATTTGTAAGATTCTGTACTACTCTATGAAAGAATCAAATTAAGGTCTTACCCCGGCTCCACCAGCTGCACCCCTGGCCCCTTGTTTAACCATATCTCTTGCCTGCTGTTGTGCTTTGGCTCCATGTGCTCCGCTAAGAGCATTTGAATCATCGATAGTTATTGATCCGGTTGTTGTCTTATTTCCTTGTTGTTTATGAAATGTTTTTGTTTTTACATTAGTTGATTTTGGAGTAGTTGTCATTCCCCCAGGACCTTCATCATCTAAATCTCCCCCGCCCTGAACTACTTTAGTTCCAGTTGGAACGCCACTAGATTGTGACGATTTTCCACATCCACCGATTCCACACGATGCCAAGGCAAGAGCAGCAACTGCTCCTACTTTACCGGCTTTTCTAAAAAAAGATTCATCAATATTTTGCTCGTACAGATATTGTTTGAAAGTTTTCATTGTGGCTTATTATCTTCAGTAAGTAGTTTTTTCTTATCTTCATCTTCGTCACAGTCATCTGGTTCTTTCTTGAGGAAGAACTCTTTGATGCCCCAGGCGACAACGAGGAAGAGAACCGGCGCATACCACCATAACCATGAGTTATCTTTGCGTACTTCTTTTCCTTGTTCAATCTTGGATTTGATATCCATCATGATAACCGAGTCAGCAGTATTATCTGGGACAATTTCTGGTGCAACGGATTGACAACTAGCAAAGGCTATCAAAACAGAAATAGAAAGAATAGCAATGAACATTTTCCATATTTTCTTCATGACTTCCTCCCTGCGGCGGCAGTGCCGAAGTAGAATCCAACAATAGACACAAGAATTTGTCTATTCTCCGATGTATAGAGGAATCCATTCACCTCTACGAAGAATTTCTTGGTTGTCTCTGGAACTAGTCCAAACATAGCTTCTGGTGATACCGTATCAACTTCAACCAAGGTAGGTACACCAAAGAATGGTAGAATGAACGGAGCAGCAATTGTTCCAAAGAGGACAGTTAGAACGATCAACTGACGAACACTAGCACCAATGTCGAGTGGTACTCTCAGTGCTGCCTTGTCTTGATTTTCGGTTGTTTGTTTGTTTGCGGTGATTAACCGTTCAAACATTTCTTTTTGGTCTTGGCTCTTTTGGGCCATGTACTTGAACACGAATCCAGTTAAGCTTCCACCCACTAATGAAATTAATTCTGTAGGAATCATAAAAACCTCCAAATATATTTAGGAATTAGTAACTTTCTAATCCTAGTATTTTTCTTCCTATTTTAAAATGCCGTTTTTTCTTCTTCCTTGTTAGTTTGTTTTTAGCAGGGACTGCGATATCACCATTAAAATTACCCTCAGAATCATACCCCAATCCTTGAACCCCCCCCGAACCAACCGAATTTGCAACCATACCATATTCAAACAGAAGATGACCGTATTTTTCTATAAATTCGTTTACCTTCTTTTTCTTGAACTTATCCTTTTGTGCCACATTTGCGGCAGTAAATGTAGTAGGGACAAATTTTATCGGAAGTAATCCAGGAAGTTCTGAAACAAACCCTTCATGACCGTGACCTCTTGCTGGTTGCATAGGCAATTGCCCGGTCCTGGTCAGGTGTCCGAATATAACATCTCTTGCTGAATCAACTGCATTGTGAGCGTCGAATAGGTGCTGTAGGGTTTTTTCTCTACCCCTGAACGCTTCAAGGTGTCCCTGAAGTCGTCTTGCTTGTTTTCCTAACTTACCTTCTAATGCTTTTTGTATTCTTGCCGTTGTAAAATCTCTATAACCTTGGACTGTTCTAGCATGTTCGCCTCTTTGAACGGCATTTGAGAACATTGTCATATGTCCGGCACGAGTTGCGGCTTTATCTTTTGTAGTAGGATCCGTATGCGCTGCAATTTCATCGGATAACGCCTGCACATTCTCTCTCTTTTTTTTTTTATTCGCTTTGGAGATATGACCTCTTAGTAGTCTTCTTTCCCTGAGGCCTAGTTTTGGTACGTTATTAAGAGAAAGAGATGGAAAGTGTCGCTCTGCTGTGTTTAAAAAGGAGACATCAGGAACTGCTTCTAGTCTTTTACCTGTCTGTGAGTCGAATCTACCGTGGACTGCTCGTATAGTTTTGGTGGTCTTCTTTGGACGTTTATAGTGAATCAGATTTCCTTTGAGTGTTCCTTCCCCCGAATCATGTATGAAATCTGCTTGATATGCAGTATCTGAATCTATTTTATCGTGGCCTGCTACCTCAAGTGCAGTAATGAAAGGTGTAACAATGTGAGGTTTATCTTCTCTTGCTGCATTTTCTTTTACTTCTTCTGGTGAATAGAATCTCGTTGCGCCCCGTCCTTTGTAACTAACAAAAGGTCTACCACCAGACTTTCCAAATACAAGTGATATACTTCCATCTGCTTTGTACGAGAGGTTGTGTCCCTTTCTTCCTTTGCCAGTTAATGCTTCGTAAGTTGCTTTTAGGTGCTCAACCGTATGATGACCCCCTCCGTGATAAATGAATTCACCTACATGGGGAAGATGTCCAATTGACTCAAACTCTGCTGTTTCTTTTAAATACTTCTTTATTTGTTCTGAAAGCATTTCTTTGTTTCCTCCGTACATATTTACAGACTCTTCTTTTAATAGATCTATTGCAGTAACTAAATTATTCATATATGCTTTTATTTTTGGACTACATGATGTGTTTATCAAAAATTTAAGTCTTATGATTAGTTTATCGTATGGTGAAATGTATTTATCAGGATCTTTTAAAAAATTACCCTTTTCGTCTATTACTCCACTTCTATACGCTGCCATATCTTTAAATGGAGTTGTTATTGATTTTATAAATTTATATAATGAAAATGCATTTACTATTTGACCTAAACTTGAAGAATTTGTTTTTCTTTGATAATTCATTTTAGATCTTTTAATATTTTATCTATTCTATGATCTGTTCTTAGACTTTGAACGTCTACTTCTGGTATAGAATATGGTATGTAATTTAAGTAGAGTAAAAAAGATTTTAATAATGAGTGCAACTCTATATTTATTTTATAAAAGAGTATTCTACAACATGCCTCTGCACCAAATATGTTTTGCAAAGTTATTATTTTATTTAATATCAATCTTTCTTTGAGTTCTCCACCTTTTTTAAATCTTAATAGTAATCTTTTGATATATTTTATTTTATCTAAGTCTTCATAAAATTCATCTATGCCCAAGCAAGATGGATTATTGTACATCTTGCTGGCATATAATAAAAAAGTATCAGGACTTATTTTTTGTTTCATTACTTAGCAATTGGTTGTCTATCGTTCTTTGATCCCTTTTTCTTCATTTTGTGAGATTTAGCAAATCTACTAAAGTTTCTTACCAAATCGTTGACAACTCTATCTTTTTCCGTTTTGGTTAGAGTTGTTTTTGCTTTTCTCATTGCAGAATTCACAACATAATAAAGTTCTCTTTGGATTTGATCTAGCTTTAGTTGACCTTTATTTTTCTTTTGCAAGAGATGATTAAAAATTGGCATTAAAACTCTATCTCTAATTTCACCTTTTCTGTTTATCAAATGCATTATTGATCTTGCTCTATCTTTATTTCCTTTTGATTGTTTTTTTGCAGTATGTTTATCTAATTTACCTTCAAATATTGGTAATTGTTTAAATCTCATAGGATCACCAACCACAGTTTCACTTGATGGCATGGAAGCAGACATTGGTCCGGCCGAAGAAGCTCCTCCGTCACTACAACCATATTCACACATTTTCTTCACTTTTTTCTTCTTTGAATATGCTTCTCTAAGTTTCTTTGCTAAACTGTGAAGTTTTGAAGATCCAGATCGGTTGGTTTCAGTAGAGTGTGCTTCACCTTTATGTGCTTTTGCTTTTCTATGAATGTTTTCTGAATCCTTTTTTTTATTTACTAAAGATTCTATTAGAAGTTTTTCTTCCGCTAATTGTTGATTTCTTATCTGTGCCGCGGATTGAGTGACTGGTTCTTTTTCAGAAACTTTGGTGAGAATATCACCAGTTGTTTTCTTTAATCCTTCAATTTCTTTTGGTAGATTGAATTTTTCTTTGTCTTTTTTACCTTCAGTTTTTCCTTTTGCAATTGCATCTGCTGCTTTATCTCCTGCTTGAACAGTTGCACTGCCCCCGCCTTCTCCTGCTTTTTCTGTAGCACTTCCAGATCCAGGCATCGGCGGCATCATTCCTTTAATTTGATCTGTCGCGGCGCTCACTTCTCCTGCTACTTTTGCACCTTGTTTTGCAACATCCACGATTTTGCCAAGCATACCTTCGGATAATTTTTCTTTTTCTTTTCTTCTTGCTTCAACTCTTCTTCCTATATTTTCATTGACTGGACTAGATGGATTGCCTAATTTAATTTTACCCTTTAGCATCCACATACAAGAGTCTTCATCATATGAGCAAAGAATTTCTAACACACCCTTTGCAAGATCTTCTCCTCTATCAAATCCTTTTGATAAATCTGTGGTGGGAGTCTGACCAAATACATCACCGTAATGTTTAATTGGGAATGCATTGATGCCTGGGTTTAGTTTTACTCTATTTCCATCAAATTGGAAATCAATTCCAACATGATTGAGTCTGCTTCTTAGTTCCTTGATTGCGGCATTTGGATCTACATAAGAACCACCAAGAAATCTATGAATGAAGGCGTTGATTCTGGCCATAGAATCGCCTTGATCTATTCTAAATACACCGAAATCGTTTTCCGCACTTCTGGCTGGATTTCCCATGAATCCATTAAATACGGATCCGCCTTCGGTATAATCTTCTAACAGTTCTTTATAGAGTTGCTTAAATTTCTTCATTTTTATCTCCTAGTCTTATTTATAACGCTTATTTCTTTGCTTTTTTATTCTTCTTTACACCGCCGCGAGCTCTTAGGGTAATATATGTGGCAATACGGTGTCTCGACTCGTCGTCGGTGTCGCCTTTGATTGGTTGTGGTTTGATGCCTTTTGCTTTCTCGTCTCTTGTTCTAATCTCTGCTCTAGTCATTGATCCCTTGTTTTTCTTATTGACTACTTCTTCTTGAACAAGGAATTGTTTCTCGTAGTCGCAGACATCACATGTTGGATTGTATGACTCACAACGGCATCCCCAGACTCTGAGTGCAGCATTGATCTTGCTCTTTGGATCTCTTGCAGTCTTTGCACTGGTTCTTCTTCTCTTCATTCCACACATACGAGAGCAGAACGACTTTCTTCTCTTCTGAGTCTTTCCCTTGAGTTTGCCGAATCCACCCTTCTTTTGTGCTTCTCGTTTAGTTTCAATACCGGCATGAATACCTTGTCTTCTTGCCTCGGAACGAGAGAGTCCGCCTTCAGGGTGATTCTTTCCCTTCACGAATCCTTTGTATGGTTTCTTTGCTTCTTCTAGTCTTCGTTTGTCCTTTTCAGTATCACTTTCTTTATTTACTTGGAGATCTTCTCCTAATCCAACTGCTAGTTTTATTTTTCGAATTAATCCCCCTAAACCAGTTGGTGGATGAGCAATATCTTGTAGAGCTTGTAATACACTTACACCTTTGGGCAAAGGAAACATTTTCTCGTCTCGGTTGTCTCTTATAATAGGAGGATCTGTTTCTGGATTGTGGCGTCTATATCCTCCTTTGCCTACATTAATTGCATAATCATAAATAAAATTCTCATTCAAATCTTCTTCTGCATCGCTAGACATATAATCAGCAACAGTGTCAATACCATCAGTTGCCTTTGTTATCTTCGATTGAACCCATGCAGGAAGTTGTTGATTCTTTCCTTTTATTTTGTTTCTTAGTCTCTTTATTGCGTGTTGGATTGTGTCAAGTTGATTTGCTGCCATTTCACCTTCGTCGTCAATTTCATTTCCTTTTTGTATTGCTATATGATTCTCTGGCAGAAGTTTTTTCATTTGATTTGCATAAAAGTAATTTACAGATTCACTTATAGGAGATGCTTCATCCTTTGGATCATATACTTTAATTAAAGAGGTGCCGTCTCTACTTTTTGATAATCGCTTTAAGTCGTTTGGTGATTTAGCAAAAATTGGAAGAGGTTGTCCGGTTGCTGGATCTGTTTCTTGTCCTTTAATATATTTCTTAATCTTTGGATCAAATATTGCAAACTCTTCATGTACTTTCTTTTTATGCTTCTTTTTAGTTTTCCAACCACCGCCCCTCTTCTTATACCATTTAGCGGCCCAACCATTGGCGTAGGCTGATGGATATACATCAAACTTCGATCTTGCAAGTGCTTTTGCCTTTGACCATAATTCTGGATTTGTTGGTACATTCTTTTCTGTTAAGTATTCCATCGCCTCTGATATCCTTCCCTTTCCAAAGTTAGAAACATTTACTGGTTTGCCACCTTTACCCGCACGATCCGCCACGGGATCATGTTTTCTTTTTGCCTTTACAGCCGCAGCCCTTCGTTTTTTGCTGAGTTGCTTTCTTTTCTTGTTCGACATGCATTTTGGTTTGGGTTCTGAACTTGATCCTCTCGCGCATGGTCCTATTGCCTCCCCTTTTGAATTAATTCTTTTCCATCCACCATCCGGGTGTTTTGGATTGAACCAATTTCTTAAATCTTCGTTCATTAATTTATTTAAATCCTTCATTGTTTCACCCTTGTTTCTTCTTCAAGGAGTACTTGTATTCTGTCTCTTGTATCTGTCATAAGTTTAGATGTTTGAATAATATTATTTAGTGCCTTCTTTGTCTTGCTTGGGCTACACCATTGAAGCATTAAATAACCAGAAATGTTATTCTTGTATTTTACTGGAAGCACCATGAATGAGTTTACATTTGATATTTCCATAAAGGACTTATGAAATCCTTCTCTTTCAGATGATACAAAATGCATATCTGCTGAGTTGTTAATTATTTTTTCAATAAGTGTTGCGAAGAGAGAAATTAAAAGACCTGTTTTCTTGTCACCTTCGGCTGCCACGCCACGAGAAACAGACTCGTGTGTGAGTGAGAGTTTTCTCATCGACACACCATCCATGAAGTACTCACCGTTGTGAAACCGAATTAATTGTGCTCTTGCTGCATCTGAAAGAACTCTTATTTCTGTTAGTTGTTCGTGAATGTCACTATGAACTCTCCAGTCCATGTCATCTTCTTTTTTGATTTTCTTTGGCCACAATTTCCATATGCTTGCACTAATTGCAACTGCGACAGCAATGCCAAGTTCGATCCAATAATTAAAACTAAACTCCTTGATTAGATCTACTTCCTGCATAGTTACCTCTTGGATCTATTGTGAGACTTGCTGGTAACTCTTAGATTTTTAACACTATTATCTTTTGGGTTGCCATTCTTGTGATCCACATCTTTACCGTCCCCGTAGCTTACTCTTCCCATCTTCTTGAGAAGTCTTCTTGCTTTATTTCGACTGGATCGTTTTTCAATCTGATCTGATCGTCCTTGGTAATTGTCATATTCTTTTCTGTAGTTTCTTTTTTCTAATAAGAATCTTTTAGCAAGGGAAATATATCTTTGTTCTATTATATTTTTTTCAACTGGTATCTCGTATTGTTTGTCACCTATTACAATTGTGTTATAGAATCCAGATTCCAATTTACCAAAAGTAGTAAAATCAATGTCGCCAGTTGCAAATTCATCTGGTTCAATTTCTAGAAATTGCATCAAGGAGTAAATGTCTCCTCCAATTTGATTTTCTAGTTGATCTAATGTTTCAGATACTTCTCTATTTGTAGATTGATCTTCTTTTATTAGAGTATTCAAAAATGCATTGTGTGTGAATATTTCTTTAATCAATTTCTTTGGATTTAATACCATTGATATTACACTCCAATATGAATATAATTTTCTACCAGTTTTCTTCTCGAAAGCAATCCCTTCTGTTGATTTAACAGAACTGCTCTTGAAGCGAATTACAAAGTTCAAAGCATCTGCAACTTTATCTGCATATTCCGGTGTTATTTGTGTTAGAGATGTTTCAGTTCCATCTCTGTTCATTGAAAGTATATATTGTGCAACCGCCGGACTTATTTTCTTTGGATTTCCTGTATCGAATTTTGCAGCTCCGGTGAGTGCTTCAAATACAAATCCTTTTCTAAATTCTTTACTCTCCGATAATAGATCCTCCAGATCCTTCTTTGCTTCTTTATGCAGTTTATCAAACATCAATATATCTTTATCTTTACCTTTAAGTTCTCCTTTTAGATAATCAGATATATCACCGCCCTTAGTTCTTCTTGGATCATTTACTAAGTTTTTTAATGCTTTGATTAGTTTTTGAACTTTCTTTTGAACTTTAGGTTCTAGATCTCTTTTATCCATTCCTTCAAGAGCAGTATATACAGTAGCAGTTGCTTCGCCTCCTGCCTTACCTGACATTAACTGAGAAGGTCCACACTTGACAGAAACACCAACGATTTGTCCAGTATTAGTGTCTCGGAAAAGTATATCAGATTTTGGAGTATTATCCACTCCACCATAACCAGTCCAAAATTTACTTAATTTTTCTGTTTTTGTTGCACCATAATGAATTGCAACAAAATTTGAACCAGGATGCTTTACTGAAAGTTGTTCGGATATTGCTTGTAGTGTTCTATTTGCAGAGTCACCAAGTGTCGTACTTGTTTCTATAAACTTTGCTGCCTCTGGGGTTATGAGTTTATCTTTTACTTGTTTTTGTAAAGGTATGCCCATCGCAGCATTAAACGCAGCAACAATACCAGATTCCATATCACCCGCAGCATGATCGTCGTCTGGAAATCTAGATTTAGATCCAGTTACTCTTGGAACTTTTGTAGGAGGTGCCTGCGGCACATCCTTTTTTGTTTTTTTCTTACTAGATTTTGTTTTACTTTTGGTTTTTTCTTTTCCTGATTCTTTTTTAGTTCCACCAGTTTTTTCGTTTGCTGTTGGTTTTCCCTGTATTTTTCCAAAAAGAGTAATAGATGATTTAGTTTGAACAAATTTCTTTTCTTTTGTTGCTGCTTGTGCAGCACCCATAGTCATTTTATCACTACTAACTTTAAGAATGTGGGAGGCATCATCGAAGTTTGATTTTCGTATAATCATTACTTCATCGTTTTTACTTTTAACTATACAGTATTGACGCATATCGCCGCCCTGTGCTTTTGCATCATCTCGGGCTCTTTGATTTCTTTTTCTTGTGTTATTTCCTGTTTTTGTTTCTACTCTTGTTTTTCTTTCTGCTTCTGTGATCAGAGAATTAATAACAAACGACAAAGGACCAAAGTATAAACTCTCTTTGAGTTTCTTCTTCGCTTTCTTTGCGACTTTCTTCTTTGGTGTCTCTTTCATACCAGAGGCAACATCACTAAAAAGTTCTCTGGCGTGTTCTTCCGAAACATGTGCAGGAAGACCTCTTCTGAATCCGGCAAAGTCTCCAGCAGAAACAAATGCTCTTTGCTTTGTACCAGAAACACCAGCTAGACCTTTGGCATCGTCACTTCTTGCTTCACCGGCAGTTGAACCTGTAAGTTTCTTTATTCCGAGTTTACCAACACCTGGCAATTCACCAGCTGCAACATACTCTTGCATCTTTTTAAATATGCCTTCATCTGATCTGTCTGAACCAAGAACCATGTGAACTCTATCGTAACCTTGTTGACTTAGATGATGAAGCATCTCAAATGGATTTTTAGCACCCTCACCAACATGAACTCTAGGGGTTCCTAGAACTCTTCCCATGTGCTTCGCTTTTTGTTCTGGAGTAAGCGGATTCTTTTTAGGATCGGCACTCATGCTGCCAAAGATCATATGATCTGCTCCCATTTCCCCTGCTTGCCGCATTACTTCTTGTGCCAATAGATGATGTCCCGCAGTGGGTGGGTTAAATCTACCAAAAGTTACAACTATGCTTTTTGCCATAAATTAGTTCCTGTACTGTATTTATACGGATTTTACGGATAAAAAAACCAGAGGGCGACCCTCTGGTTGGCACAAATGTGACTATAATTAGACTTCTTGTATAGGTTCGTCTTTTATATCGGAATCTAAACGAATTATTTTGATTCCGTATAGTTCTTCTGCCACAAATGTGTACCCTTTGTATTGTTTTCTTTTCCCACTTATAACTTCGTACATAGCAGATCTATTTAAATCGTTTTCCTTACAGTATTCAGTAAAGTGAGATATTTTGATCTCTTTGTTGTCTTTGGAAAAGACCCAAGACTTTCTTGGTATTTCTTGTTTTTTGTTTTCTTCCCACTTCCAATACCTACCCTCTTTCACGAACTTACCACCGTGGGAATCTATGAATAGTTTTCTCCAAATGTTTGATCTAGAATCATCATTACATGCAGTCCATGTAAGAGAATTTCTTCTATTCACTTCCTCAAGTCGTAGTCGCTTCATTTTTATTCCTCATATTTCTAATATAATCAAAGTATGTGTCTATGGCTTCTTTTAATCTTCCAACATTATTTATAACTTTGTCTTCAAAAACTTGACAGATTCCTTCTTCAGATGCCAATAATATCTTGATGTCGGGTACTTTTATTCCTGTCATTTCTTGAAACATCATGGAGTATGCACTAGCCTGTAAGAAATAATTCTCGATCTCATTTCTTTTCTTGTTTCTGGTACTACCTTTAAAGTCTATTACTGCTAGTTTTCCTTCATGTATAGCAATACAATCTACTCTACCAGCAAGTTGAAGTGTTTTGCTGTAAAGAGGAGATTCAAGGCAATAAATGTTAGTTATTTTATCCACTTCTGGTTTTATAGTATGAAATAGATCTCGTTCTATATCTCTTAATTCAGACAGATCTACTCTCTCGTTAAGAAGATATTTCTCCACAACAGAGTGAAGACTAGTTCCGCGTGAGCATACTCTTTTTGATTCTGTTGGATTGTTTCTTCGCCACTCGGCAAAGAATGATCGCTTTTCAAACCCAGTAACCGTGGTAACAGAAGGATATACTCTACCATCTGGTGTTTGGTAGAATCTTTCCCCCGCAACTTCAAGTCTTTCTAAATTTGGAAGTTCAAGATCGGTTTTTACATGATGAAAATTACCAACTACGATCATTACTGTTTTCTTGATATATTATAGAACTCTTTCATCAGTCTGTCAATTACTGTTTCTTTTTTTGGTTCTGGTTTTGGTTCATTTGATAAAATAACATTTAATTTATTTGAAAGATCTTCGTTTTCTGCAATTTGTTTGTGTGGTTCTCTAACTGATATCGTTTTAGTTGGTCCTGTTCTAATTGAACCAAGTGCATTTTGTCCTAACCAAGTCATTTGTTCAAGACCAGATGATTGGCCAGATGATGAAGTCGAATCAGTCTGTGGTCTATTTTCCGTAGACAACCTAGTTT